GCGACGGCGTGCAAGTCCTGACGCTAGCCAACCAGGTCACCAGCTCGGGCGCGTCACCCAGCCTGGCCGTCACCAACGCGGCGCTGCTGGTGGGCGTGAAGTATGCCGTGGCGTCCTGGGACGCGCTGGGCGTGAACCTGGGCCTGGAAATGGCCACCGCGGCCTGAGCCTGCCATGACCTACCGCTTCGGAACCCAGCGCAACGCCAGCGCCTACACCTTCGGGGTGGGTGGCCTGGGCGTGCGGGGTGCGGACATCCCGCAAACCGGCCTGCACGGCGGCAGCATCCTGAAGGACGACCCCGCGCTGCCCGCTGAAGCGGATGACGAGTTCATGTACCGCGTCACCAGTGCGCCGCCGCTGCTGACCTACTTCCGCTACTTTGACGACGGCAGCCTGGAAGCCGAAGGCCCGGCCGGCCTGCACACCGGCCTGGCGGAACGCCGCAAGAACGGCGTGGTGTACGGCACGCGTGAGTTCTACATCGCCATTGGCACCAGCATGGCCGGCACCGTGGTGGCAGACGACACCGTGGCCAGCGGCTTCATGAGCACCGCCCCGGCGTCCAGCCTGGTGGGCGCGGTGGTGACTGACGACGTGGCCGCCGCGGGTGCCCTGCAAGGCGTGGTGGTCATCCCAGGCCGGCGCAGCGTCACCGTCAACGTCAGCGGCACCCGCCGCCCCAGCAACACATCCCGCACCAGGAACTGAGCCCATGGCGCTGAAACTCATCACCGCACCCACCAACCTGGCCGTGGACCTGGCAGACGCCAAGCTGCAGTGCCGCGTCAGCGGCTCTGACGAAGACGCGCTGCTGACCCGCCTCATCCGCGGCGCGGTGGCCCGTGGCGAACACCAGACCGGCCGCGCCTTCGTTGACCAGGAATGGGAAGTCATCCTGGACGCCTTCCCCGTGCATGAGATCGAGCTGGCCAAGCCGCCGCAGATCAGCGTCACGTCCGTCACCTACCTGGACACCACGGGCGTGCAGCAGACCCTCAGCCCCAGCGCCTACGCGCTGGACGCTGACGTGCTGCCCGGCTGGCTGTTCCCCGCAGCCGGCACCAGCTGGCCGGCCACGCTGGACGCGGCCAACGCCGTGCGCATCCGCTTCCGCTGCGGCTACGGGGCGGACGCTGCGGCCGTGCCCGAAGGCATCCGCGACTGGTTGCTGGTGCAAGTCTCCACCCTGTATGACAACCGCGACGCCGTAGCCCTGGCCAAGGCAGACGACAGCGCCACCAGCTTCGCCAGCCACATGCTGGACCCGTTCCGCACCTACGCCTGACCACCGCCATGCACGCCGGCAGCCTGAACCAGCGCATCACCATCCAGCAGCCCAGCACGTCCGTTGACGCCCTGGGCCAGCGCGTGCAGTCCTGGGTAGACGTGGACACCGTGTGGGCGTCTGCACGCCCCCTGCGCGGCCGGGAGTTCTTCGCGGCGGGCCAGGTGCAAAGCGAAGCGGCCGTGGAATTCGCCATCCGCTACCGCGCCGGCCTGGACGGCACCATGCGCGTGCTGTGGCGCGGCGTGCCGCACGCCCTGGTGGCCGACCCCATGGACGTGGACGGCCGCACCAAAGAGCTGAAGCTGCTGTGCAGCGCAGGCATCCGGGACGGGCAATGATCAGCGCCCGCGTCACCGGCCTGCCGGAACTGAAAGCCGCCCTGGCTGGCCTGGTGCCCAAGCTGCGCGTGCGTGCCCTGCGCAACGCGCTGGCCGCCGGTGCCCGCCTGGTGCAGCGCGAAGCCCGCCGCTCCACGCCCGTCATCAGCCCCGGCGCGCTGGCCGTGCGCAAGGGCTACCGCAAGCCCGGCACAGTGCAGAAGGCCATCAGCGTGCGCACCAGCAAACTGGCCCGCCGCACGGGTGACGTGGGCGTGTTCGTCAACGTGCGGCCGGCCAAGAAGGGCGCACGCGGGGCCAAGAACCCGAACGACCCGTTCTACTGGCGCTTCATCGAATTCGGCACCCAGGCCCGCGCCAAGGGCGAACGGGTCACCAGCACCGTGCGCGGCCGGCTCAAGCGCCGCAAGGTCATGCGCAGCACCGGCAGCACCCGCGCCTGGCAGTTCCTGCAGAAGGGCGCGCAGCGCCTGCCGGAAGCGCTGCAGATGTTCATCAAGACCATCGGCCCACAAATCCAGCGGCTGAACCGGCCCAAGGCCCCCGCACCGTGAACACGCCATGAGCATTGAAACTGACTTCCGCGCCACGCTGGCCGCGCATGCGCCGCTGGCCAGCCTGGTGGGCACACGCATCGCGCTCAACGCCGTGCCAGAAGGCCAGGCCACGCCGCTGGTGGTGTACGCCTGCGCGCATGACCGCACCCTGGGCCTGGACAACAGCCTGCTGGCCGACCAGTGCGCCATACAGGTGGAGTGCTGGGCCGCCACCGCAGCCCAGGCCGACGAAGTGGCAGACGCCGTGGTGGCCGCAGTGGCCACCGCCCCCGCCGCCAGCGGGGCCTGTGTGCTGGCCCGCGCCGGCACGCATGACCCCGAGCTGGGCCTGGACGGCGTCACGCTCACCGTGGAGTGGTGGGTCTAGCCCGCACCGCAACAGTTCTTCAACCAAGCCGCCCCAGGGCGGCTTTTTTCTTGTCTGAAAGGAGCCAGTCATGGCAAACGTCAAGGGCCGCAACATCAAGGTGGAAATCGCGGCCACCTACGCAGCGGCAAAAACCGTCACCGCCATCACGCTGGCGAACCCGGGGGTGGCCACCAGTGCCGCACACGGCATGGCCAACGACACCGTGGGCTACTTCAGCGCGGTGGGCGGCATGGCGCAGCTGGAAGACCAGGCCTGCCGCGTCAAGAACCAGGCCACCAACACGTTCGAGCTGCAGGGCCTGAACACCACGAACTACAGCGCGTTCACCAGCGGCGCCTTCACGCCGGCGGCCACCTGGGCCACGCTGGCCGAAGCCACCAGCTATGACATCGGCGGCGGCGCGGCCGACAAGCTGGACGTCACCACGCTGCTGGACATCGTCAAGAAGGAAGAGCAGGGCCTGCTGCCGGTGAGCAATGTGTCCATGAACGTCATCGCTCAGGACACGCCCAGCACCGCCATGCAGCTGCTGGAATCGGCCGTGCAAACGCAAGGCGCGGTGCTGGTGCGCATCACGCTGCCCAACGGCGCGGTGCGCGTCTTCCGCGCTGAGCCCAGCCTGCCGGGTGAAAGCGTGCAGCAGGGCGCCGTGGGCACGGGCAGCCTGGACATGGCCGTCAAGGGCTTTGTGCTGAAGCTGGCCGCCTGAGCATGGAAGTCGCAGCTCTGCTGGCCAAGATGGCCGAACAGCGGGCGCACTGGGTGGACTTGCCGGGCACCGGCACGCCCCCGCTGCGCCTGCAGTTCCACCGCCCGCCCGAAGTGGAACTGCCCACCCTGGCGCAAGGGGTGCGCGTGGACCACGTCATCCAGTACGCCTGCGGCTGGGCTGGCTTCACCGAAGCGGTGCTGCTGGGCCCGGCCGTGGGCAGTGCAGACGCCGTGCCCTTCAGCCGCGACGTGTGGGCTGCCTGGGTGCGTGACCACGCCGAAGCCGTGCCGGCCGTGGCCAAGGCCCTGGCGGACGTGGTGACGCGCCACCTGGAGCAACGCGAGGCCGTTGCAAAAAACTCCACGCCCTCCTTGACGTAGCCGATGGCGTCGAGTTCGAGGGCGAAGCCCCACCCCAGGCCAGCAGTGCAGACGCCTGCGCGTTCGCCATGTACCGCCTGCTGGCCAACGGCATGGGCGGCATTGACTGGGCCGGCCTGCCGCTGCTGGCCGGCTGGATGGGCGTGACCGACATGGAAGGCCTCATGCAGCGCCTGGTGGCCATCCGCATGCACCAGACCAACCGGGAGAAGACCTGAATGGGACTCGCAACCCTCAGCATTGACCTGGTGGCCCAGCTGGCCAACCTGCAGGCCGGCATGGACAAGGCCGGCCGGCTGGCTGACAAGAACGCGGCGCAGATCGAGGCGCGATACCAGCGCATGCAGACCGCGCTGGGCGGCATCGGTGCGGCGCTGGGCGCCGCCTTCAGCGTGTCGCAGATCACCCAGTTCTTCCGCGCCACGGTGGACGGTCTGGACGCGCTGAACGACCTGAGCGACGCCACCGGTGCCAGCGTGGAAAACCTCAGCGCGCTGGAAGACATCGCCGCCCGTACCGGCACGCAGATGTCCACCGTGGGTGACGCCGTCATCAAGCTGAACAAGGCGCTGGGTGACGCCAAGCCGGGCAGCGAGGTGGCTGCAGCCTTCAAGGCCCTGGGCCTTAACGCGGAAGAGCTGAAGCGTGCAGACCCTGCCGAAGCGCTGCGCCAGGTGGCTGTGGCGCTGTCTGGCTACGCCGACGACGGCAACAAGGCCCGCGTGGTGCAAGAGCTGTTCGGCAAAAGCCTGAAGGACGTGGCGCCGCTGCTGAAGGACTTGGCGGAAGCGGGGAAGCTGAACGCGACCGTGACCAAGGCGCAGGCTGAAGAGGCAGAGCGATTCAACAAGATGCTGGCCAGCATCGACAAGAACATCACGGACGCCGCCAGGGCGCTTTCGGGGCCGTTGCTGCAGGCCCTGAACAGCACCATCGAGAAGTTCCGCGAAGGCGAGAAAGAGGGCAAGACCTTTTTCGAGCGCTACTGGCGCTGGGTGAAAGACGTGTACGGCATCAAGCAGGGGCAGGCGGTCGACCCGCTGGAGCCGCTGGTGGTTCGCCTGCGTGAACTGGATGGTTTGCTCAACACCGACCGCCGGCTGACGCTGTTTAGCGGGCAGGCTGAGGAACTGGAGAGAGAGCGCCGCACGCTGCAGGCGCAAGTCGACGCCATCCGCGCTGGCCTGCTGACCAGCCAAGCGGGCGCCGGCCGCGGTGTGGTGAACCCGAATCAACTGCCTTCGCTGCCGAACATCACCGGTGACGAGCCGGTCAAGCCGTCCACCCCAAAGACTGACAAGCCGTTCCTGTCAAACAGCTTTGATGAAGCCACCATCCAGGCCATCAGGGCCCTTGAGCAAACTGACCAAGCCAAGATTCAAAACCTGAACAACGCGCTGGCTGGCTTGTTTGAATTCCAGCGTGAAACCCGTGGCGACCCGGCCGTCGTGGCGGCCATCGCCAAGGTGCGCGAGGAACTGGCCAAGTTGGACCCGGCCGCACAACAGGCGGCCGAAGCAAAGAAGCGGTTCGACGACATCATGGCGCAGACGCCGACGCAGCAGCTCAAGCAAGTGCTGTCGAACATCGAGCTGATCAACAAGGAACTGGGCGGCACGCCTGAGAAAGCCGAACAGTGGGCCGAAGCCATCATGGTCGCCACCGCGGGCCTACGCAAAGGCACGGAAGAAACCGGCGAGCAGATCAGCGAATTTGCTCAGCAGGCGGCCCGCAACATCCAGGACGCCCTGGGTGACAGCGTGCTGGCCAGCATGGAGGGCAGCACCGGCAAGATCGAAGACATCTGGAAGAACATGCTCAAGCGCCTGGTGGCCCAGGCCGCTGCGGCGCAGCTGGGCAAGTTCCTGCTGGGCGACCAGTACGGCAAGACCGGCAACGTCGGCGGCTTGTTCGGCCAGATCGGCGGGTGGATCAGCCAAAACTTGGGCGGCACGCGGGCAGGG